CCGCTGATTGAATTCCATGTTTCTGCCGCTGAGACATCTTGCCATTGCATGGCTTGCAATGAAAATGCCAATGGGGAAAGAATAGCCGTGACCGATACGCTGTTGTAAGCGGCACGCCATGTCCAGCCTTCGACAAAACCCAGATATGTGCCGGCTGACATGTTGAGCGGCAAATCATTGATGCGCAATGGCAGACCCATGAAAATGTTGATCAATGAATCACGATCAGAATCATCGATTTCCGGGTTTGTAAGCTCAAAAGTGATTTGCCTAAAATTGGCCTGTGGATATGACCTTAAGCCCAAATAAAATGCAGCTTGATCCTCGGCATCGGTTTGGTTTTCAATTGTTGTTGTGATGATTTGCGCCAATGGGCCATAGGCCAAGATCGATGCTGGATCACTATCTGTAACCTCTAGTGTTGAATTTTCTTTGTATTTCAATGTAATGTCGTTGCGGATGTCACCGGATCGAGTTTGGATGGACAAAGAATTGGCAATGGCTTGAGAGGCTGAAACATCGGTGTATCCATTGGTAGCCAGATAAATTGACCGGTGCAAAGCTGCGGCATAGGAAATTTGGCCTTGTGCGTTTTCGTAAATATAGCCCAATCCTGATGTGGCAAGTGCTGAAACCAAAGAATAAACATCAATGGTGGATGCATTGCGTTTAGCTAGCTCGTATTCACCTGGTCGATCAATTTCGCCCAATCCTATGTTTTCAGCATTGGCCCATGTGGTGGTTGGTTCGTAGGTATTCCATTGCAATGCCGCTGGCACTTCATTCCATGTGTTCAGCAATAAATCTGCTAAAACGCTGTAAATCTGATCGCCATCGTTATCCTTCACCAATACACCTTCGGTAAGTGATTTTGGCAATCTTGACAATGCGCCCAAAGCGATGATGGACACAGATTGATTGATCGCGACAACACCCGATGCAGCGATGTTGATGTCAAATTCCACGACTGTACCGCCAAAGATTGGCACAAATGTATTTGTTGAATCTTGCAATTCAATTGACACAGCATCATTGATTTCAATGTCAATGATTGATTGATCTAAATTAATGAGCTGGAGATTGACATACCCAGCATTTGCTTGCTCATAAATGTTTGTGCGGCCTGATGTAATAGAAAGATTTGCCAAAGCAAAATTGGTGTACTCAACGCCACCTATTCTGACTCTCCAAATTGGGTTGAAAATGCTCATGCAATTTGCAGGTTGGTTGCGCCACCTGTGCCGCGATAGTAAGAATTGTTAATTGTATCCACCAGCACACGAGCTGTGCCTTCCGGATCGGTTGTGACCCCATTGAAATTGACAGTCACGCTGGGTTTATTTGATGCAGCTAAAATTCCGGCCAGCGTGTTGGTATTTACACCAGATGTGCCAAATGCAAATGGCTGATTTGAAGCTGCCATAACCCCGGCCAAAGTCGTTGTGCCGCTTGTGAAATTGTCAAAAGCTCCGGCAACATCATCAACAACCTTTTTGGTCTGATTTGCAATTTTTGTGACGGCACCGCCAATAGTGCCACCGCCTGTTGATGTACCTCCGGTCACGCCACCCGTGGAGCCGCCACCCGTGGAGCCGCCTCCCGTGGAGCCGCCTCCCGTTGTGCTTCCGCCAGATGTAAAACCACTTGGCAATGATGCAGCTGGCACAGAAATACCACCCGTGGAGCTTGATCCAGTTGATGATCCAATTTTTGAAATTGGTGAAATATCTGCACCCGGCTTGATAAGGTTAAATCCACGGATTGCAACATTGACAAGATCAATTGCTGTGTTGATCAATCCGCGTAAAGCTCCAACAACATTTGCCATAATGTTTAAAACAACGCTGGCCACATCGCCCACAACGCTGAAAGCTTTGCCAATCACATTGCCAATGATTGGCGCGGCAGCTTTGATGACATCAAAAAAAGCTTCAAACTCATCTTTGTTTTCAATAACAGTTTTTTTGATTTTGTCAAAAGCTGATCTAAAACCTTCAAAGATAGGTTGCACAAAGTCTTTAATTGAGCCGGCCAATTTGCTCAATGTGTTTCCCATGCCACCAGATTTCTCACCAAAGGCATCTGCAACCTGTTGCACAATTGGGATGACCTTTTCTGAAAACAATGTCGCCAATTGCAAAACAATCGGCAAAAGTGCCTGACCAATAGTGGTTTTTGCATTTTCCAATTGAGCTGTGAGGATGCGTGTTTTGTTGGCTAGGCCATCGCTGGTGCGCTCAAAATCGCCTTGTGCAGCTGATGTCTGTTGATAAATCAAAGCTTGAGCTGCCAACACTTTTTGCTGTGGTGTCAATGCATTTTTGGTCGTGCTGATAATTCCCAATTCCAAAGCCGCTTGCCGCAATGAAGCATCATCAAGCAAAACTCCATATTGCCGCAATGGCTCAGCTTCGCCACGCAATGCCGATCCAATTGCATTGATTGCTTGCTCTGGTGATGTGTTGTTGAAAGAGGCCAAATCTGATGACAATTTCACAAAGTCGATTGAGAATTTGCTTAGATTCTCACCGCTCAAACCGGCGGATTTTCCAAATGTTGCAAATGTAGCTGCGGCATCCAATGCCTGTTGCTTTGTCTGGCCTAGCGATGCAGCTGCGCCATCTGCAAACTTTTCAATGTCTTTGGCAGACTTACCAAATAAAACATTGACTTTTGAGATTGTTTCGCCCAAATCGCTGGCAGCCTTGACGGCATCCACGCCAATTTTGATTGCCATGGCACCAGCTGCGGCAGCTACGGCAGCAAAAGCCAATGCCGCTTTTTTGCTAAAGTCACCAATCTTGCCGGCGAAACCATCAACATCTTTTGAGCCTACATTGAGGCTTTGCTTAAGTTTATCTACATCAGCAAGAATTGAAAGCTTGAGTGTTCTTGATTGACCGGCCATCACCACTCCTTCAAAATCTTAGTAAATGCATTTTCCCATTGATTGATAATGTGTGGCTGTTCGGCGCGCAATGTCGGATAGATAAAATAACCAAATGAGCCAATGCCGCCGGGAGCTTTGCCAGACCAGATTGGAAATTGTCTGAATTTCTGTGAGCCAAATTCGTAGCCGCCCCAAAGCTGTTGTGTCGTGCCGCCACCGCTGAATTTTTGAGATACAAAGCCGTAGCTGATCTCACCAATCTTTGATGACTTACTCACGCGCGATCCTTGAGCAATGCGAATTGCCGCCTTATTTGGACGGCCACCAGCTGCGGCTGTGACTTTGGATTGCAGGTAAGTGGCCAATCCATTTGAAACGCCTTTGGCCTGAGAAACAGCTTGCTCATCCATGGCTTTAAAAGCCTTGATGATGCCGCGCAAATCACTCTTGTCATAAGTGATTGGTTCAGTTGCCATCTCGTGTCCTTAGAATCTCAAAAGCGGTTAAAACATCTTCTGGTGTTTGAAACTCTGATCGTGACAATCCGGTATGGATAGCCAATTCCCAAATGATCCGGTTTAAACTTCCCGGTTCATAGCTTTTGGGTTTTCGGATTCTCCCATGCTGATGTCAGTCACAGTTTCGCACCACACTTCAAAAGGCTTGACAGTCTTTCCGGCTGCTTCGCGCTTCATTGCGTGATAAGCCAAAAACATCAAATCAGCAATCCCCAATTTTTCGGCTACTTGTTGAATTGTGTTTCCGCTTTGGCGTTCCCATTTCATCCACTCCGGTGGAAGCGCGGTATAGGTTGCGCTTTCCCCCGTAGTGAATTCAATTGTTATTGGTAATTTCATGCTCCCGATCTCCTTTATTTATAGCGTTGGTGTTGTTACACAGGTAAAGGATAATGAAACAGTTTGTGCATCTGGTGCGGTGCCTCCGGCTGATGGGAAAATTGGCTGCACATCAAAATTGAACACCGATCCTGATGCAGCTGTGAAAACAACCGCCAATGGTGTGTTTGGTGCTGTGTCTGCCGCTGTCCAAAGCGCGTTGCACAGCGATCCTCCAGCTGGCCAATCTGCCAACATTTCAACGGCAAATGTGCCTTGGGTATCGGTTGTGTAATAAGCCTTGCCATCGAGTGTTTGATAAGTATTGATCGTTGAATCAATTGTCAATGTTGCTGATGTGGCCTGAGCATCATACGAATCACCATCAATGGTAAATGTGATGTCTCTGCCGGTCACGATTGTTGTTGGCATGATTTCTCCTTAGTTGGTGTAGTAGGTGCTTACTTGTAAATCGGCTGTAAGGTATTTACCCGCACCGACTTCCAATGGTTGAGGTTGATTCACATTGCCCACTTCGTATCCATCGGGCATTGCGCTGATGATGCTGATCATCAATGTTTCGAGATTGTCTAAAGCTGCGGCATTGTTGGCATAAGCCACGACACCGGTGACAGTTAAATTGATTTTGACTTTTGTCGTTGCGCCATTGATTAAAACGCTTTCCAAATATGGTGCATCCGGGATCAAACATATGCTTGGTGATGTCATTGTCTCTGGGATGCCGTTGTACACATTTGCAGCAATTCCGGAAAGTGCTGTTTTAAGTGGTGTGCGGATTGCTGATTCGATGCTCATTGACACATCGTTTCGACATCAAGAAACGGGCCTAAGAGGCCGATGACTCTGTTGCTCAAGCTGCGGCCAAGAATAAATGGTGACGGCTGGAAATTATCGGACATGATTTGGTTGCCCGGAGCTGTAATGCTCTGAAAAATCTCAACGGCTACAACCAAGATTGCATTTTCAATTGGTGGTGTCGATGCGTATAGCTGCGCTGCCGATGCTCCACTCAATGTAGCTGTTGCCGCTGGAATAAACGGCAATGGATAAGTTCGATCAGCTGCGGCGGTTGCAGCTGTAAAAGTGTAAGGCTCAATCCGATCATCGGTGACTGTGTAGGTCGCGTTGTAAATTCCGGCCCCGGTAACAACAACAGATTGACCCGGCACAAAGTAATTTGGCCGCATTGTGGTGAAATAAATGACGGAATCACTCACATTGGCAAAAGTCACCGATGATTGGTATTGCGTAAGTAAAGGCAAAATCGTTTGCTCGGCGGAATCTATGTAAGAATCCAATTGAGCATCACTATACAAAGAAACCGAGACACCAAGAATCGCTCTCAGCTGCGAGGCTGTAACTATTGATGGCATCTCGGTTCCTTTCGTGTCAGTAGCGTTCGGGAGCGACCGCTACCGATAGTGATTTATGGGAGGTTGTTAAATTGTGCGCCGTTTGGCACCTTGGCAGCTAGTGCGCCATAGCCGTAGTACAGGATGTCAATTGTTCCATCGCTGTTGATATTGCTGCGTAGCGTAAAGCGTGGAGATTCGTACCATGTGTATGAATCTGGATTGACAACGACCATTGAAGAATCGCCATCAGCTGTTGTTGTTCCAGCGTTACCAAATGAGCGTGAAACATAAAGGTTCAGACCCGGTGAAACTACACCGCGCAATGAATCTCCGCGAACATTTCCAGCTGCGTTTGATGGTTGTGCTGCATTGTAAAGAGGTGCGCCATTGTCGTTGTATCCCATGATGTTTCCCCATTGTGTTGGTGAAACGATCAATGAACGAGCGAATCCAAGTGATGCGCCATAAACATTTGCAGCTGCCTTTGATGTGTATCCAAGGAATCCGGTTGCTGAGTTTGCTGCCTGTGCTGTCACGCTAGTGACCGCCGCTTGCATTGCTGCAAGCGCATATTCGTCAGTCTCTTTTGCATAAGCAAATTCAAGATTCTGCAAAAGTGCTGTTAGGTATTCTGGTCGGCTGCGATCAATAAGCTCAACTGTCGAGATCGCACGGCCTTTGAACGGCTGTACGGAAACCGACAAAAATGTTGCAGATAGTGATGATTCTGTAACTGGGTCATTTTCATCAATTGGCAATACTGTTGGCACAGCCGTTACGCGAGGCAATTCAAATGTCATGCCTTCTGCAACTAAAGTTTCTCTGCTGATGCCATCGATTGTGCCACGATCTGCGTTTGCAAGTGCGTTGATCACCTGTGTGCTTTGTGGTGTTGGAATCATGCCGGGTGCTGTTGATGTTGTGTTATCAGCTGCCTTGACATATTGACGAGAATCTTCATCATGCAAAACGCTTGCGCGTAAGTAGTGCTCAAGGTAAGAAACCTTGTCCACAATTGGTGAGCGTGGTGCTGTGTAGTAAGCCGGGCGTGATGCCTGTACAGGTGCGACTTCTGGAGCTGCTACCGGTTCAACGGCAGGAGCTACTGGTTCGGTAGTGTTGTCCATCTTGTCTCCTTCATTTGGGTTTGTTGTCTCTGTAACTGTTTCAGTTTCAGAATCTTCTGATGCGGCAACTTCTTGCACGCGAGCTGATCGCACGGCTGGTTCAGTTACCAAAGCGACGGCTGTGAGCTGGCCATTGATGACCTTCATTGTGCCGTCTTTTTGCATTTCATAAT